CTACGGACGCCGATAGTATGCCGTTCTCCTGCCCAGCCAGAAGGTAAGAAAGGCAAGCCCCAGAAATCCCAGCACTATCAGTGCGTATATGGCTCCCTTAGGCAGAAGGAAGGAAGCCTTAATATGGAATGACCTTGGGGTTGACCACTCACCCTCATTGGAAGCGCCATCTATAGCCTTTACCCTCCAGTAATAGGGAGCATCCTTTTTAGTCGGCACCAGTGTCTCTTCAGGGAGGGTAAACTCCGAGTCGGTCAGTTCCTCCTCCTCCAACTCTATGTCAGCGAAGTCCTCATCAGCGGCAACCTGCAAGGTATAGGTTACCCCGCTGGGGTCCTCAACTTCTTCCCAGTCAAAATATACCTTTCCCTCAGCTTCAACAGCTTCTTCAGGTAGTGATAATTTCGGTACTGGCGGCGCCTCTGACTCCATGGTGAAGGTGCGTTTTATAATGTTGACACCGTCAGTGATAGTGATCGGGTGATTACCTCTGATACTGGCAGGAACATTAAAAATAACAGAAAAAGTCCCGTTACCATTAGGAACAGCGGTAGCTACTTCCTGATTGTCATAGGTAACAGTAACCGTTTCGCCCGCAGTAAACCCGGTGCCATTAACTATTACCGGTGTGCCCACGTTACCCGTAATCGGGCTCAGGCTAACGCCGGCACCTATGATGAACTCTGCCTTAGCGATATTGCCAACATCATCCTCTACCTCTATCTCATAGGTATCTGGCTTCATCACCGGCACATTACAGATGGTCTCAAAACTGCCGAGCTTATCCGTCTTATCCTTCGCCAGCTCAATATTATCCAGAGAGATAGTGACATAAACCCTATCCTTAAAACCGGTGCCACTGACGGTCACTCTATCCCCCATTGCCCCTAAAGCCGGGTCAACAGTAGCTGAGGGTGTAACCTTAAAATCGGCGGCGGTTAAGCTACCCAGCGTGTCCTGAGCACTAATCCCATGAACACCGACAGCGCTCTCAGGAACAGTAAGATGATAGGTAACCTCTCCTACAGAGTTAGCCATTTCACTGCCCACACTGGTTTTAGTCCCATTGTAATAGAAGGTTACCCGCTCATCAGCATAAAAACCCTTGCCAGTAATGGCGACTATGGTGCCGACAGCACCGTCCATAGGGTATAGCTCAATTTCCATCCCCTCAATAATAAACGGTCTCTTCTCCCCCAAGCGATTGCCGTATTCATCCTCAACGGTGATATAAGCCCTTCCCGGCTTGGTATCATCGGGGATTCGGAAAGAAAGGGTGAAGGTCCCGTTATCAGGAATAATGGTGCCGTCAATCTCTGTTTTATCAAAGAAGACAGAGACATAGTCGCCAGCATAGGATTCAAAGTTGGTTCCGGTTACGGTAACCTCTGTCCCCACCGCACCAGAGGTAGGAGACAAGGTAACTACTGGCGCCGCCCAAGCCGGTGCTGCCGGTATCAGCACTAGCAACAGGGGAAGGATAACAACTATAGCCAGTTTTCGGAGAATTTTACCGTACTTCATTTAACTGTCTGCCCTCCATAAACTCTCCGTTGGGGGAGAGGGAGGAGACAATTCCTCTACAATTTACCTACTACTATAAACGACACCTGATATTCTGTCAATTCCCATTTAATAATAACGACAAAAGCCTGTTGACGGTAGTAGAACATATGTGCTATTCTGGCATCGCGTAGTTTTTTGGGAGATGGCTATGAGATTAGAACTAATTGATGGGATTGAAACAGAAAGAAAGACTACTTCTTCCACGGACTCAAACGACGAGTTAGATTTACCACCAGAGTATCACCGCTATCGGGATGAGGGTTGTGAGGCGGCTACCGCCTATTTGGGTAACCCATCAAGCTGTCTTAACTGCCCGTTCCCCAACTGTATTTATGACCAGTACGGAGGCAAGCAGCGCTGGCTGAAACGGTTGCGAGACAAAGAGATGGTAATACTGTTTACCACTGAGGGAAAGGGAATAAAGGAACTGGCACTAATCTTTGGTGTCAGCCAGCGCACTGTGCAAAGAGCATTAAAGAGGAGTAAAAATGAGTGAAACTTTCATCCCCACGGAATTAGCCCGTCGTGCCTTAGACCGGATTAAGGGCTACAAAGAACTTCTTGATTTCTACTACGGTCAGCACTGGGAAGGTTACGCCCGACGAGGCGAAAAACGCCTCACCTTTAATTATGCCAAGGTAGTCGTAGACAAGGTTACCTCATACCTTATGTCAGGGATTAACTTTGCCGTTGATGCTATTGAGGACTCGCCTGAGGCTAGAGCCAGAGCCCAGAAAGTAGAGACCACCTTATACCAGGTGTACGAGGACAATAATCTGGAGCAGCTCGACTTTGAGACTGAGATTGATTGTGCCATTCTGGGCGATGCCTGTTACAAGGTTATCTGGGACCAGGAGACGAAAGGGGTCAGGATTACCGCCCCCGATATCCAGGGTATCTATGCCTGGTGGATAGGAGACGATACCTCCAGAATACGGAGGGTTGCCTCAAGGTACAACCTCACCTCAGACGAGGTAGAAATCCTGTACAAAACAAAGCCTAAGGGCAAGACGGCTAACGTGGTTGAGCTATGGACAGCCCAGGAGTTTGAACTCTGGCTGGATAACGTTCAGGTGGAGAAGAAGCCCAACCCCTATGGCTTTATTCCGTTCATTATATACCCCAACCTGAGAGAGCCAAAGAAGCTATGGGGTCTATCTGATTTACCTCAGATTATGGAGCTTCAGAGGGAATTAAACCGGGCAGTGTCACAGCTATCAAGGATATTAGAGTTATCCGGTAACCCCATTGCCGTCCTGGAGAACGTAGAGGAATCCGAGGATATCGCCGTTAAACCGGGGGCGGTGTGGAATATACCTGAGGACGCTAAAGCTTATCTACTTGACCTGTTACAGGGCGGGGGCGTGGGGCTTCACATAGACTATGTCAATTTGCTATACAGAACCCTGCATGATTTAGCCGAGTCACCCCGGGCTGCCTTTGGCAGCACCGAGAGAGATTTGTCCGGGGTTGCCCTTGAGATTGAACTTCAACCGCTGCTGCAGAAGGTGAAGCGAAAAAGGGTTATCCGAACCGCCGTCTATAACCGAAGAAATACCATGATATTAAAGCTCCTGGAGAAATACCAGAATGAAAGCTTCGGCGATAACCATCTGAGGGTGGTCTGGGGTCCGGTATTACCCCAGGATTTGACGAGATTGGTCTCTAATGAGCAGACACTGGTTCAGAATGGTATTCACTCCCGACGCCGGGCTATGGATGAGATTGGGGTTAAAGACCCGGAGATGGAGTTTAATAGATGGCTTGAGGAAAGGGAGACCATTCTCAGGATGAATAAAGAGCTTAATGCCAGGTCTACCAAGAGCATGGCGAGAGAGAGGGCTGTAGACTCCCGAGTAGAAGGCGTTGAGGAATAAGCTAAGGAGGATGAAAATTGGTCGATGACGAACTAAATCAGACAGAGGAACAGAATCCGCCCAGTGGGGAGGAGTTAGAGGAAAGCCGGGTTATTGAGCTTGAGGCACTGATAGCGAAAAGGGATGAGGAGTTAACCAAAGCCAATGTCCGCATCAGCGAACTGGAGCAGGCTATGACTTCAGCCATAACCGGTTACAAAGTCATGGTTACCCAATCCAATCCTGAGGTGCCTGAGGAACTCATTGGCGGGGACACCATTGAGTCCATTAATGAGTCTCTAACCAAGGCTAAAACCCTGATTAACAAGGTGAAGCAGGGGTTGGAGGCTGAAATTACCTCAAGCAAAATACCCGCCGGAGCACCACCGAGGACACCACCTGACCTGTCAGCTCTGTCCCCACGGGAGAAGATTCAATACGCAATAGGAGGTAAAAAATAATGGCATTAACGCTAAATGAGGCAGCCAAGCTGTCAAATAATATGCTCCTTCAAGGAGTGGTAGAAACCATCATTAAGGACTCACCCATAGTGCAGCGGCTTCCCTTCATAGAAATCGTGGGTAACGGTTTAACCTACAATCAAGAGAAGACCCTGCCTGAAATAGATTTCTATGATGTTGGCGATACCTGGGCTGAGTCCACCCCAACCTTTGAACAGAAAACGACCACGCTGAAGATTATGGGTGGTGATGCTGATGTGGATAACTTCCTGAAGGCTACCCGGAGCAATCTCCAGGACCTGGAAGCAGCCGTTATTGAGCTTAAAGCTAAGGCACTGAAGGACAAGTTTGAGGAAACCTTTATCTACGGTGACTCAGCCACCAATTCCAAGCAATATGACGGTCTTAGAAAACTTATCGACACCACAACTGCCAGCGACCAGGTGATAGCCATGGGGGCTACTGGAGATACCCTCACCCTGTCTAAGCTAGACGAGCTAATTGATGCCGTTAAGGGCGGTAAGCCTAACATATTGCTGATGAGCCGCCGCAGCCGGAGAAAGATTAACGCTCTGGTCAGAGCCAGCGGTTCCGGCACGATGGTAACGGAGAGGGATGAGTTTGGTAGCTTTATCGATTTGTGGGACGGCATCCCTATAGGGGTTAGTGACTGGATTCTTGATACCCACACTCTAACTGATAGCGTGGAAACAGGCACTACCGGGGACACCTGCTCCACCGTCTACGCCATCCAGTTCGGAGAGGGAGCGCTCTGCGGTCTAACCAGCCCGGGACACCTTCAGATAGAGCCAGTCGGCTCACTGGAGACCAAGGATGCCAGCCGAACCAGGATTAAGTGGTACGTGTCACTGGCTCTATTCTCTTCGGTTAAGGCTGCCGCTTTAATCGGGGTTAAGGACTAAAGAACGATAAAGGAGAACCAAAAACTATGGCTGTAGAAATTTCAGGAATAATTGCCCTAAGTTTTCAGTTAGATAAGGATGCCGCCGCTCTGGGAGAAACTGACGAGGCGATGGCGCCGGTTCAGGGTGCAGGCTCGGTAACCAAATTCACCGCCATTCAGGAAGGAACTATCCGTGGTATTGACCTGGAGATAGAGTCCAAGCAGAGTGCCGGGGATGATGTTATCGGCTCGGTCTATGTCGGTGGCAGCCGGGTGGATGGAACCGAGGTCACCGTTGCCGGTGCCGGTAGCTCGGCTGGTGCTGACCATACCACTTCACGATTTGACAAGGATGTGGCTCCAGTCAGTGAGGGTGATAGCATCGAGGTCAAGGTAAAGTCCACCGATGCCACCAACTGTAAACCAGCCGGCATCTTAGCCACTGTCTATATTCAGCTCGGCAAGTCCGAAATCTAACAATGTGAGGGGGAAGCCCTCTCGATTAGGGCTTCCCCCTATCAGGTAAAAGAACTACTAGACAGGAGACTACAAATGGAAAAACAAGATATTGCACAATGGTTATGCCACTATAAGCTCAGCAAATACCACCAGGGCATCGAGTCCTACCGGGGCAGAGAAGACGAGTTTCATCGGCTTTTTAAGCCCTACCAGGTTATCGAGGGTGAGGGGAATTGCCTGCTTAATTCTGGCATTGATGAGATGTGGGACTTGGTTGTTGGTGATTCCAGCAATCACTTTGACAACACCAATGCCCAGATTGGTGTTGGTGATTCCGATACTGCCGCCAATGCCACTCAGACTGATTTGCAGGCAGCTACTAATAAGACCTACAAGGGTATGGAGATTGGCTATCCCACTTCTACCAGTCAGAAGGCAACCTTCAAAGCCAGCTTCGGCAGTGATGAGGCTAACTATGCCTGGAACGAGTGGGTGGTCAAGCAGTCAACCAGCGCCAAGTGCCTGAACCGTAAGGTGGAGAACCTGGGCACCAAAACATCAGGCACCTGGACATTGGAAGTATCAATAACGCTTAGCTAGGAGTAAATAATGCTGTACAGAGCCAGAATTGACCTTTGCTTTGATAAAGAGGATACAGCCCGGACTATTCTTGATGGAGCCAAAAGCGTTCTATCAGAAGCAGCCAAGATAACCAGACAGTATGAGCTAATCGATGAGGTTAGCTTTGTAGAAATCCACAAGTGCTATCACGACGAAGAACTCCCCAAACCCTGTGAAATCATTGAAAGGATTGAGGTCTAGTCATGGCACAAAAATGCCTATCCTTTGACTTTATCGATGATTACATTACTGTTCCCTCCAGTGATAGCCTAAATCTGGGGACGGATGACATAACCATAGAGATGTGGATTAAACGGAACACTGATAATCTTGGTGGACAACAATGGCTATACAAAAAGAGGGGAGCGGTAGCGGGTGCGACTAAGTGGTTTAATCTGTATTTTCAAACCAATAATTATATTTTGGCTACAATCACTGACAATTATGAAGTTAACGGCTACAAGACCTTCGTTTCTTCATCTGCAATCACAGACAGCAACTGGCACTATGTAGTCGCTGTATTTGATAGGGATGGAAATGGGACTCTTTACGTAGACAATGTAGCAGGGACACCCTTAGATATAAGTGCGGTAAGTGGGAGTGTAAGTAATACTGCCGATGCTTTAATCGGGGCATATTCTACTACCATCCGTTCTTTTGATGGCTTAATTGACGAAGTAAGAATTTCAAACATAGCCCGAGGTTCAGATGAAATATCAGCCATCTGGAATGGGGGCAATGGCGTCCAGTTTGAGGTTGACGCTAATACCGTAGCCCTGTGGCATATGAACGAAGGCTCGGCTGGCACCATTTATGATGAGACAAATAACGATAATGATGGCACCATCCACGGGGCGAGCTGGACTGATGGCTATGACTTCTTGACATCACATCCAACCTCATCCGATGCCGGCTCAGGTCTGGATGTCTCCACTCTTTCTGAAGTTTTCTTCTCTGCCGACAGTGGTGTTGGGCTTGGAGCCCTGGCTGCTTTGCTGGCGGTAATCAATACCAGCGAGGTGAGCTCAGGTTCTGACCGACTTAGAGCCAAAATAGAATCAGCTACCGCAGGCGGAGATGTGAAGCTGCCACCAGGCGGGCAGGCATCAATCCCATCAAGGAAGGTGGGCATATAAACTTTGTGTCACCAGAAAGGAGATAGTTGTGAACTTATCAGAGATGACAGCCCGAATTAGAAAAGACCTACACGATGATGACGCTGGTAATTACCAGTGGACAGACGACGAGCTGACCAGACATATTAACCGTGCCGTAAGAGAGCTGTCGGAGAAGGTACCGCTGCCTGCCAGGGCAACTCTACCCACCACCCCCGGCTCAAGGCAGATTGACCTGTCCAGCCTGACCAACCGGGTTATGGTTCAGGCAGTAGAATACCCGGTAGATGGGTCCCCACCCCAATATCAGCGGTTTTCCATCTGGGGAGACAACCTAAACCTATTAGGTAGTGCTGAAGCCGACGGCTCTAACTGCTACATCTACTTCGGAGTACTTCATACCCTGGACGCTAACGGCTCTACCATACCCACCCAGTATGAGGACTTAGTCGCTACCGGCGCTTGCGGCTATGCCGCCATTGAATGGGCCGCCTTTACCATCAACAGAGTTAATGTCGGCGGGGTAATGACTCCCCGAGAATACCGAATCTGGGGTAATGAGCGACTAAAAGCATTCAAAACCGGATTGAAGAAACTGGGGAGACGGCAGAGAATTAGAACCCAGCAGTTATTCATATCCGACGAGGAGTCATAAGATGACCACAGCTGAAGGGGGACTACCTAAAACCAGGGATGGCTTACCGAAAGAGGCATTTGCTATCGTTAGCGACCCGGAAGACCCGGAGACCTGGAAGCTACCCCATCATAAGAAGAGCATCCTTAGGGCTTTAAAGGGGAAGCTTGGTATGGAAAGGACGGTTGACTGGGATAGGATGCCGGCGGCTGTAGCCGCTATATCTCCGGGAGGCTACCGAAGACAGCGGGTTGATGCCAGCCCCGAGGAAATACTGGCTGCCGCCAAGCACCTGGCCAATCACTACCGAAAAGCCGGTAAATCGCTGCCTGACACTCTAGCAGCTTTGGTATAAAAAAGACGTCATTGCGAGGAGCTTTGCGACGAAGCAATCTCCAAGAATGCCCCGCCACTGAGATTGCCACGCCTTCGGCTCGCAATGACAAGAAAGGGATTAAAAGGGGCGAAGCCCCTTTAAGAAACTCTCTTCCCTCTCCCCTTATGAAGGGGAGAGGGATAAAGGGTGAGGGGTTGGTAAACAATCTCGTATAGATGATAAGAGAAATGCAATGACAATGAAAGACTGGATAGAGTTAATAAAGAGCATTATTAGACCGTTTATCATCGTGTGGGGTCTCGTAGTGTATGGTATCTGCATTCTGATTGAAGTGGCAATACCTCCTTTATTAGCCGGGCTTGTCTCCGTGGTTATCATAGAATACTTCGGCGAGAGAGCAATAAAGAGGTTCAAGGAAAATGACAAAGAAAAGTGACGGATGGTTAGAGCATCTCTATCACGCTTTGTGGTCAAGAATAGGAGGGCGCCCCTGGACCCATATCATCCGGGATAACCAGAAAAGATATCCATTGCTCTGGTTACTCCTGTTCGGGGCGCTGGGCATAATCCTGGGGCATTTATTCTGGTGATTAATTCTATTAACCTCACCCCCTCTTAAACGCCCTCCATACTGGCTCTTCTAAGGGGGATGGGTGAAAAAGAGGCAAAAAAATTGAGAAATTTATCATCAACATTATTAGCTACCCAGAAGGAAGCCAGTCATATCCCCTATATCAGGGTTAAAGCCTGTAACACCATTTCCGGGGTGGTCAGGCTGCAGTGGACAAGACTCTATTCCGGCTCGGAGGCTGATTACTTTCACGGGCTAACTATGCCTTCAGATGGCTCTATTATCCGGGTCAGGGTTACTCCCCCTGCCGATTCCAGGAAGCTCTACCGCCAGAGAGTAGCCAAACCCGACCCAGCATCTGACTTCAGCCAGTGGACTTATTGTAACCAGTATAACGTCGTTATCGTGACCTGCTGCTCCCTGGGGGCTGAGGTCAGTATATTCTGGATAAATAGTGACCGGGAGATTTACCGATTAAAGAGCACCGATTGCGGTGCTAACTGGGGGAGTCCGGAGCTTATTGATTACTCCCCGACTACCGCTGTCTATGGCATAGCTGCTGATTACAAGCCTAATGGCGATATGGCTCTGTTCTTTGCTGACCAGGCAACCCTCTATGTTAAAAAGTATATAAACAGCAGCTGGCAGGGTAAAGTCGCCTGGAATAAGACCACCGGTGATTTATCCGGCGTGGCTGTGGTCTATGATGGCGACTGGAACCTCCTTATCACCGGAAAGGATAGCGACGATAACTTTAAGCTGTGGTCGCTGGTCTACGGCGATGGCGGTGAGCTATCTTCCGGTGTCTGGTCAGACTTAAAGGAGCTTGCTTCAGCACCATCAGATGGTGATTTTGAATACCAACGGGTATTTATGAATAAGCCCGATGTCTACCGTTGCTTCTTTATTGAGAAGTTCAGCGGCACCCAGAGCTATAACCGCCCCTTCTGGTCGCACTCTGTCATTGATACCAAGTTCATTGATAACCTGTGGCGCGAGCCGGCACCATTCAACCTGTCCAGTGAATATGGCGTGGCTATGGCTCACCACGGCGATTATTGCTGGCTGTCCGCACCCTACGGCGTCTGGCGAGCTGAGCTAACCGAGAAAAACCTTGACTTAACCGCTGATGTCCTCACGTTAAGACAGGAGCTTACTGAGAACCAGGGCAGGTTCACGGTTGAGCTAAACAACAACGATGGACGGTATGCTTCACCGGGCAGTGGTGAGCTTGAACCCCTGGACAGAGGCTGCCAGCTGGAGGTCAGCCCGGGCTATGTTACCTCCGAGGGGAATGAGGTCAGCTCAGGACCTGCCTTCTGGATTGCTGCCCATGAGCATACCAGCTCACCGGGTGAAGCCAGCCTTATCCTGCATGCCTCAGATGGCTGGAGCTTGATTGAAAACTGGCGCGCCCGACACCAGTTCCGATGGAATAAGGAAAGCGATACCCTGTGTGTTAAAGACATCCTCGCTTTTGTGCTGTCCAGGGTTGGACTAAAGCTGGAGGTCAACTCCCAGTCCTCAGTCATAACCAGCTATTATCCCGATTTCACCATCCACCCCGGCAACCGGGGTGATACTGTCATTAGCAAACTACTATCATTCGTCCCCGATATGCTGTTCATTGAGGGCAATAAAGCCTATTTGGTGAATCCACAGTCTTCGGATAGTTCCACCTATTCCTATGGCTCGTCCCACCCCATTTTGGACGGCAGGTACAGAAAAGGAGCCGGGGAGCTTAACCGGGTCCAGGTTGAGGGTTACAACCCGGAAACCAGTGAGCCGATAATTGTCGATTCCTTTAACTGGGATGAAGTAGCTAACCTTTATGACAGGCTGAGCCAGGTGGAGGACCGGAATATAGATACGGTGGCTAAGGCTCAAGCTCGGGGAGAAGCCTATCTCAGGAAGGCGGAAATAGAAACAGTGCGGGGCACACTCCATATTACGGTCAACTGTGGTCAGCAGTTATTTGATGTTGTTGATGTGACCGATAATCAAGTCGGCTTGTCTGGCGAGAAGATGAGGGTACTCGGGCTAATCCTGGTTTATAATCCCCGCCATGGAGAATATGAGCAGCGGTTATCGCTGGGGGCAGTATAGAGATTATCTACCTCACCCCCTTAATCCCCCTCTCCTAAACAGGAGAGGGGGAAGATACTAAAGGAGAGTCTAAGAGAGGTTCTGCTTCTCTTACATAACAAAGGGGACAGGGTTCTAACAATATTTGAAGGAGGACTGAATACAATGAGTCTGAGGAAAGCAATATTGAAGAGTTTCAACTCCGGTGATTACACTGCCACCATTCAGCTCACCGGCAGCTATAAGGCTTATCTGGGAGGGGTAGCGGTAGCCAGAAACTTACCAGCCGGCGAGATGGCTCTGGGCAGAAAGGTGGCGGTCATCTTTTTCGATGACCATAACCCTAAAGAAGCAGTGGTGGTAGCGGTTTATACTTAA